CCATCGACATCAGCAAGATCCGCGGCGCCTTGGACAAGCTGACGGCGCCCGACGGCGGTGTGGCTGCCGGCCTGTGGGACAATGTCGACGGGTTCATGTCGGACCTGGCCGCGTACTTCACCAACCTGGACGCCGGTGAGGGCGCCCGCCGGTCGGCTGAGATCTTCGGCCTGGAGAAGGCGAAGTTCCTTGGTGACTTCGTAAACGAGCAGGAGAAGGGCGGGCGCAAGTTCGTGCGCGACTTCCGCCTGGACCGCATCGGCTCGACAGCCCCGATGGACTTCCGCGCCCGTATCTCCGAGGACGCCATCCAGAAGTCCAAGATGCGCTGGATGCCCGCGGAGACCGTCGGCGACAAATCGGTCATCAACTCCGAGGAAGGCTACCGCATCATCAGCGGCGCCAAGCACCGACTCTACGGTCCCGACGGCAAACTGATCGGGATCTACGACACCCAAACCCAAGCAGAAAGGAAAGCAGATGCCACTCAAACAAGGCTACAGCCAGAAGTCCGTCAGCAGCAACGTCCGGCGGGAGATGAAGGCCGGCAAGCCGCAGAAGCAGGCGGTCGCAATCGCGCTGTCGGTGGCCAAGAAGGCCAAGGCGAAGGCGGGGCGGTACGACAAGCGGGGGATGTAAGGTTCATGCCGGCTGAAGAGGAGGCGGCCAGAAAACAAGTTGCGGAAGGTCTTCCCCGGCGTGCATCTTTTGAAGCTCCAGGAGTTTCAAGGGATCAAAATGGAAACATCTACTTCAAAGGCAAAGAACCGAAAGACTGGACTCCAAAGGAGTTTGAGGAATACGGCAAAGCATTCGGCGTCGAAAACCTTGGACCTCTTTCAGAAATCACAAACATCCCCTCGGACGTGGCTGGAGATCCTGCGAGAATACCCGGCGGCCTTGAGGGCAAGTTCACGTACTACGATCTCCTCTGGCTCAAAACCAATCCGGTCGACGTAGCAAACCTGCCAGAGACCACGCACGCCAAGCTGACAGCCAAGCTGGCGGCGACAATGGCTCCCACCCCTGGTGACAAGGTTTCCAGCTTCAACTCCATTGTCTTCGGGATGCTCTCCCCGAATGCTCCGTTGCTTCCCAATGAAATGGGAATGGCACGATTGCGGTTTGGTTCGATGGAAGATGTGCGCAAATTTGCCAGTCTATACCCAGAGAACCCGACTAAAGAAAACCTGAAGGAGCTGAACCAACGACTCAAAAAGGAGCTAGGGTTCATCTCCGCTGGCAAGGGTGGCCTTGGCATTGCAATCACCGCGGACATATCGAACATCGTAAATGCCGCTCGGTTGTTTACCAAGAACCCAGACTTCTTCGTCAAAAAATCCAACGAATCTTGGGCAGACTTTGTCGACAAGCTGACAACTCAAATCAAAGGGTTTGGCACCAAGACAGGATCATTCGGATCTGTGTGGCAAGATCCGCTCAAGGCATCCATATCGGCCATGGACCGCCACATGGCTCGCATCTTTGGCCAGGAGCTGCTTGGAAACCCAGAGCTCCGCAAACGGTTTGAAGGCATCGTTGTCGACCGTTTCAATTCGATGCTGAAGAAGTCAAAGGAAGCCACATCGGCTTTCAATCGCCGGCTCAAAAATGCCGAGGAAAAAGGTAAGCGCATTGAGGAGATCAACAAGGACGACCCGAAAACGCTCAAGACGCTAAAGGCCAAAAACGATAAACGCATCAAGAGCATCAAAGCCGAAATGGCATCCACCTTGGATTCGTTGCCAGACCCAACGGCAACTCGGGCAAAAACTATTGATGACGTTCTAGGTCAAGCGCAAATCTACGGTGCTGATCGCGTCCAGAAATTCGTCAATGAGGCCGTGTTTGCTGCCATGGGCAGCCGCAAGGCAACGCTGATAGCCAAGAAAGGCGGCATCAACCCGAATGCTCCGGCGAACATTAAGTCGGTGGAGTGGGTTGAGACTCCAAAAGACTTCCAGGTGATGTCGGATTCCTACCGCTCAGCACTTGAGATCAACGAGCGCCGGGCAAACGAGCTTGGCGTTGCTGTCTTCCCGGCTCAATGGACCCTCTGGGATCGCATTCGGGGACGGGTTGAGCCGCATGAGGTCATGTTCCCTGGGCTCGACAAATTGCCTGCCTTGAACGACCGGCAACTGGGCGAAGCGCAGAAAGCAAACAAGGCTGCCGGGTACGGAAGCACGCCGGAGGCAGGCGAGAAATGGAAACGAAAGCAAATTGACTCCCCCTCTCGACTGGCGTATTTCATGCCAGCAGGCGAGGGAGAAAAACTTTATGAACAAGGACGACCCGAACAGGGAGGAGACCGAGGAGGACGGATACCACGCGGAAGCTATACGCCGCTTGATGGTGCGCCGACTGTCACAGGTGCGACCGGGCCAGCCCCGGGGCTCGTGGATGTTGCGAGATCTTATGCCGCTTCCGCAGGCATCCCCCACCGGCGACAAGCCGTCTATGCCGAAGTAGACGAGGCCCGAGCTCGGCGTATTGCCGATGCGTATGAGGCGATGAAACATGAGCCTCAAAACCCTAAGGTTAAGGAGGCCTACGCAGACCTGATCCGCCAGACAAAAGATCAGTATCAGGCACTTGTTAAAGCTGGGTACGAATTTACTTTCTTTGACCAATCCAGCGACCCTTATAAGGGGAATCCATCGGCAGCGATGCGTGACCTTCGTGCGAATAAACGCATGGCTGTATATGGCACTTATGACGGCTACGGAACGGAAGGCATTACAGGCGCGGAAATTAAAGACAACCCAATGCTAGAGCCAACCGGGCTCACTTGGCCAGATCAGCGTGGCGTCATGCATCCTGTAGTGGCAAACGATCTGTTCCGAGCTGTTCACGATGCGTTTGGACATGGATTAGAAGGCGCAAGTTTCCGAGCGCGAGGCGAGGAAAATGCATGGCAAGCTCATGTCCGGTTATTTACCGGGCCGGCCATAGCAGCAATTACCAGCGAAACCCGCGGTCAAAACAGTTGGTTAAATTACGGTCCTCATGGCGAACGTAATCGAACAGCAAAACTTGAGGACACTGTGTTTTCTACGCAGAAGACCGGACTCATGCCGGATTGGACTTGGAACGAAGGCCTAGCACCGGACGAGGGGGCTTCTGTTGAGGGCCAGCGCTATATGCCGGAGACAATCCAGCGTGATGTAGGCCGCAATCAGGACTTCGCCAACCCGCCTACAGACACCGAGGCTGTCGATGCTTTGAGCTCGGAGAAGAAGGCAAAGTTTGGTGCTGCCAGAAGCATCAAGCCGGGCACACAGGTGGCCGCACGCATCGACATCCCGGCCTTCCTTAGAACGGGCAAATATGTGGTTGCTGTGCATGAGCCCGATGGCGCTGCAGGTGGCCCAGGCAAGGTTATTGGGTACGATACTGTGACCCGTTTGCAGAACCCAAAGTTTGTGGTCAAGCCAGGCGTGCAGCGGATCTACGAGGGCAAGTCCGCCAAGTTCCCGGTGGCAACGGTCGACGGCAAGATCATGGCTGACCGATCCATACCGGATGACTTGGAGAACTATGTGGCAGTTGGAATGGACCCGAAGGAACACGCCTTCTTCTACGACAAGCGCACCGACCAGCCTGTCATCGGTGGCTCTGAGGCTGTGAGCGTAGGCAACACGGTGTTTGTGAAGAACCCGGTGTACGGCAAGCCCGAGGACTTCCGCTATATGCCCTCCCCCGACTCCGCCATGCCCGGAGCCTACTCGTTCCCCGGTGGCTACCGTGCCCTCCCAGGCAAGGCCAAGGGCTCACTCCGCCTCTACGGCCCCGCCGGCAGCCTCATAGGCATCGCCAGCAGCCTTGACGAAGCCCAGCGCATCCTTCGACGTAAGAACAAATGAGCTACGATTCCCAGACCAGCACCACCCTGATCAACAAGCTGCGCAAGGACGTCGACTCCCTGACCCTCAAGGTGGCTGTTCTTACCGACAGCAAGACCTCGGGCACCAGTGGAGGGTCCGGTGTGGCAACGACCTGGACGATTCGGGAGCTCAACACGATCCAGTCGGACCCCAATGGTCTGATCCTCAACCTGACCGGCAACACATTCAAGCTGGCCGCGGGGTCATACCAGGTGCGCAACATCAGCGCCTTCCTTCACACCGGACACACTCGGATGCGTGTCTACGATGTCACCAACGCGGTGGTCATCGGTTACAGCGTGTCGGTGGACGTGTCGAACCAAGCCAACCTGTACTTGGATATGAACGTGCGGATCACCCCGCACAAGGACACGATCTACCGCATCGAGTATTACATCACTGCCAGTGGTGCCGATCACTTGGGTGTAGCTGCCTCACTGCCTACCATCGACGAAATCTATAGCGTCTGCGAGATCACTCGGTTGGACACCGGGATGACCAAGCCCCTCGGTGCCGGCGGCCTGCAAGGGCCCCAGGGTCCTGCCGGCCCCACCGGGCCTGCCGGTCCTCCGGGACCTACGGGCGGCGGCGTCACAAGCGTCAACGTCTCGGGCGGCACGACAGGCCTGACCACCTCGGGCGGGCCGATCACCAGCAGCGGCACCATCACGCTGGGCGGCGTCCTGGCCGTTGCCTCGGGCGGAACCGGAGCCACCACCGCGGCCGCTGCCCTGACAAGCCTGGGCGCCTACCCTGCGTCGAATCCCAACGGCTACAATGTCGGAACCGTCACCAACGTCACGGTTACTGCTGCTAACGGCATCACGGCCTCGGTAGGTACATCGACGACGACCCCGGCCATCTCGTTGGGCCTAGGCGCAATCACGCCCACCTCGGTGGCCTCTACAGGCACGGTGACCGGCACCAATGTCTCCGGGACCACATCGGGAACGAACACTGGCGACCAGGCCATTGTCCTGAGCGGTGATGTGAGCGGCAGCGGGTCGACAGGAATCACCACGACTATCGGAGCGAACGCGGTGACCTACGCCAAGATGCAGGCGGCCTCCGCGGTGGCCAAGCTGATCGGCTCGAATGCCTCGGGCACTGCCCTGGGCGAGATCACGCTCGGCACCAACCTGTCGATGGCCGGCTCTACGCTAAATGCCGCGGTGGCCTCAGGATCGGTGACCAGCGTCAATGCCGACGGCGGCACCACTGGTATGAGCTTCTCGGGCGGCCCGATTACCTCAAGCGGCACGCTGACCCTGGGGGGCACGCTGGATCTGGACAACGGTGGCACCGGAGCCATCACAGCGAGCGGTGCCAGGACCAACCTGGGCCTGGCCATCGGAACCGACATCCCGGCCTTGAATGGCACCGGGGCGACCGGCACTTGGAACATCGACGTGCTAGGTTCCGCGGGCACGATCACCAGCACGCTTCCCATCAACAAGGGCGGCACCGGGGCGACCACGGCCGGCGGTGCACTCACCAACCTCGGGGCCTACTCGGACACGAACCCGGCGGGCTACACCAGCAACACCGGCACGGTGACCAATGTGTCGGCATCGGGCGGTGCGAACATCAGCGTGGCCACCGGCAGCACCACGCCGGTCATCAGCCAGAACGTGGCGACATCCACGCAGAACGGCTACATGACCAGCACCTATGCGGCCAAGCTGGACAGCCTGACGTCAGGCGCGAGCGTGTCGTCGGTGGGTGTGAGCGGCGGCACCACCGGCCTCACTACAACAGGCGGGCCTGTGACGGCTTCGGGCACCATCACGCTGGGTGGTATACTTAGCGTGGCCAATGGCGGCACCAGTAGCACCTCGGCATCCTCTGCCATCTCGTTCCTGGCCGGCGCAGTAACCAACGGGCAGTACCTCCGAGGCAACGGCACCGTGGTGCAGATGTCCGCCATCCAGGCTGCTGATCTTCCGGCTATTTCACTAAGCACTGGAGTCACCGGAACTCTTCCTATCGCCAACGGAGGCACAGGCCTGACCGCGGTGGGTGCGCAGTACCAGGTGCTGACCAGTACCGGCTCCGCGGCTACTTGGACCACCGTCGACCTGAACAACAGCACCAGCAATGTGCTCCCGATTGCCAAGGGCGGCACCGCCAGCATTACGGCCCAGAGTGCAATTGATGCGTTGGCTGGCTCGCAGACCAATGGGCAGTACCTGCGCGGCAATGGAACCAATGTGGTCATGTCCGCCATCCAGGCCATCGACCTGCCCCAGATAGCCCTGGGCGGATCGGCAGTCAGCGGCACGCTCGGTGTGATCAACGGCGGCACGGGTCAGTCAAACGTCTTCACCAACGGCGACCTGCTCATCGGCAACACCACCGGCGGCACTCTCAATCGGGCCAAGATCACCGGCACAGGCATCATCACCGTCACCAATGGCGCTGGGACGATCAACATAGGGGCTACCGGGGCAGGCTCAGGCGACGTGGTGGGACCTTCCTCGGCCAACACAAACGCACTTGCTAAGTTCTCGAGCACCACCGGCAAGCTGATCGGAGAAGCCAGTTGGGCCGAGAACGGCGGCGATCTGTATGGCCCTGCTGGGGCAACCAATATGCAGTACGGTTTTGTTTGGATACCTTCAGATGCGGGAGCTCCCACAGCAGCCCCGGGTCAAACCGGAACACTTGCCGACCGCGTACCTTTGTACTGGGACGCGACCAACAAACGGATGTATGTTTACGATCCGGTTGCTGGATGGACTTTCAGAACATTCGACAACAACTAAGTCTACCCCATGAAACACACCTTCCCATGCGTCGAATCAATGCGGCGCGTGAACCTCTCCAACGGGCGCGTGGTGCGCGTCTGGCGCGACCGTACCAAGGAGAACCTGTCGGCTTCCTACGATGACGCGGACATCGTGTCGACCTGCATCACCAATGCGACCAACGACACGCAGCTCCTGGCCGCACTCAGCAAACTGAAGGCGGTGAACGCTGTCGAGCTGGTCGACGCCAATGGCCAGGGCACCGTGGTCTACACCGCCTGGCCGTGAATCACCACAACCGCACCAACCCGTCGATAGTGGTTGAAATACTGGCCGATACCGCGGAGCTACGGATGGGTGAGATTCGATGGCCAGTGGTGGTCTACCGACGCGTTGACACCGGCAAGATCTACGTGCGCCCGAAGGCCGAGTTCGACGCTAAGTTCGTTTCCGAATGACCCCTGTTTGACCCGCGTAAACATTGGGTTTTCTCTTAAATCTACAGAAAAGAGTAGAATGCTGTAGACTCATGTCTATCTCTGTGGCAGCTTGACTTCTGTCGGGGCAATCAAGTTTGAAGGAAAAAGGAAACACCATGAGATACGCAACACTCCAAGAAGAAGAGCACTACGAGTTTGAGTCTGGCGCTGCCAGCGAGTTTAAAAATTGTTTCACCGAGGCACAGCAGGCTGCCTACGAGCTCGCCGCTAAGGAGAGCGTTTCAATCAACAAGGCCAAGGCTCTGGGCCTGTTTGTGGTTGTTTTGAAGTGCGAGTATCACTGCGCTTCTACCGACGCTTTGGCTGGTTCCTACAATCGGTTTGTTTGTGCCTTTCCAACTTTGGAATCTGCGGCTGCAAAGATCAACAAGCTGTACGAAGGCCTCGATGCTTATTGCCGCGGTCATTACAATTACGCAGTGGTTTGAGACTTTAGCCCCGGGTGGGGCCAATACCACCCCCAGGGGCGCGACTGGTCAACGCGCACAACTCTTCAAACCATGACCACTCTCTCCAACCTCATCTCGGCCCTGATCATCGTCGAGTCCTCAGGCAACGATCTTGCCATCGGCGACAACGGACGCGCTGTAGGCCCCCTGCAGATCCACCGCGGTGTGGTGCAGGATGTGAACCGATTCGCAGGCAGCCATTACCGTTGGGAAAGTATGACCAACCGAGTTCAGGCCAGGGCAGTGTGCGAGGCCTACCTGACCCATTACGGCAAGGGCTGCACTACCGAGCAGTTAGCCCGTAAGTGGAACGGAGGCGGTCCCAGGGGCGAGAAGAAGCAGGCCACCGAGGCCTATTGGAACAAAGTCCGCAAGCATCTGTAATGAAACCAAAGACCATCAACGTGACCACCGACACACACAAAACCCTGCGAGCCTACTGCCTGGCCGCCGGCCTAAAAATGCAGGCGGTAGCCGACAAGGCCATTCAGGCCTGGCTACGAAAGGCTGCTAAGTGAAACGGATCTTGGCCATTGACCCAGGCATGAGCGGCGGCATCGCCTACCACGGGCACGGAGGCATTATCTTGGATTCCATGCCTACCACCGATCAGGATGTCTCTACGCTCATCCTGGATCGATTGGGCATCACTGACGTCTGCTACATCGAGAAGGTGGGCGGCTATGTGGGCGGGAAGGGCGCACCGGGCTCGGCCATGTTCAACTTCGGTCGCAACGTAGGATTCATCCATGGCCTGATAGCCAGCACCAAGACCCGAGTGATCGAGGTAGCCCCGCAAAGGTGGCAGAAGACGATCCAGGCCGGCACAAAGGCTACGCACGGCACTAGGTGGAAGGCTCACCTGAAGCAGATCGCCCAACAGCGCCATCCTCGCCAGGTCATTACATTGAAGACCGCGGACGCTCTTCTGATACTGGAGCACGCGCTGATTGCGGAAGGAGTCAAATGAGCGAACAAACAAACAAGTTCTTCATCGACGCATCATTCAATCACCTAATTGAGGTGAAGAACAACGGAGATGCTCTACTAACCATACACAACGATGGAACAATCACAGCAGCCGAGCATCTGAAACCTACGGAGACAGCAGCCGAGGTGCTACGGATCATGCGAAAAACATGGATGGCGGACGCTCAATCTATAAAGATCCGCGATCAACAGGAGTATATCAATCGGCTGGAGAAGACTCTTGAAGCTGTCGCTAAAGTGATTGGGCCTATTGGCAAATCAACGTGGGTTTCAGACGATGAACTCAATCAAGCATGGGAACTATACATGAAAACTAAGGAGGCCAAGCCGTGAGCGATCATATTCCTGACGCCACGAAAATGATCAGCGACACCCCTATCTCGGACAGCACCGCTCACACGGTCGCCGACCTTGGTATGCTGTGCCGAAGACTGGAGCGCGAACTCAACGCAGCAAACTCAATCATCCGGCAGCAGCAATTGTTGAATGAAGAAAATCTGCGGTTAAAAGAGCGCATCAAGATGTTGGAGGTAGTAGAACGACTTGCAACAGCACAAATGGCTTACATCCAGCAACTCGAAACAGAGAACGACGCAATGCGAGCGGATCTGCTGTTGTGGAATGAGAAGGATGTAAAATGAGAGACTGCGCCTTCATCTACGTCCACGCATTTAACGGCATCGTTCGCGTAGAAAGTCTGGATACAGCTCGAAACGTGGATGGCAATCCAGAGTGGAAACACGTCGCGACGATCAACCCTCACGCTGTGCTGGAGAGCATTCTCCGAGCGACGATTAAAGAGCGGAACCTTATCATCAAACACCTACTGACATGAGTACACACATCAAAATCGAAAATCAGACCGAAGTCCCTGTCCTTGTTGCTCTTTTTGAGCAGCCCAAATGCAACGACCATCCTACTAGGAGCGCGGTCCTAAAGCCCGGCGAGAGCTGCGACTGGGGCAGTGGCTCCGTACCACTCGGAAACTACCAGTGCTACGCGGTTATGTCAGGTGATGCCAGCAGTCATGACGAGTGGGTCTGGCACTTCCCGGGCATTGCAGAAGTGGTAGCCCCGCTGGAGCTAGGCTTCAAACTGTGGCATGAGGGCGATCTTGATTGGGCAAATGTTAAAGCGATGAGCAGTGACGACTTGAACGCTACGTTCGGTTCTGCGTATACCTCCGCCAAGAGCAGCACTAAGTCATGGAACGGAATGTCCTCCTGCATATTCCACATCCGCGGCGGCCCCTCCTGGGTCGAGGAAACGGAGCAGGTGGGGATCTTCCGCCCGAAGACTGTGGCCTATAACGGCGTTCAAAGCACACCAATGAAATCGGAATAGCATTAGGATCTATGAGCAAAGACGTCTGTAAGTTCATCAATCAAGGCAGCGGACCCTATCAGCTAACCAAGGAACAGGCCGGTGAAGCCTATCGTGCAGCCCGTAAGGTGAAAGTGGACTACGTCTCTTACTGGTCACGACGCCGCGGAAAGGCAACCAAGTGATTACCGATAGAGACGTAGCACGGTGCATGATCGAATACGGTGGTTCGTTCATCTCCAAGTTGGGAGCAGCAGCACTCGCCGCTGACCCTTCCAACCTTAAGCAGATTCGGGATGCGTTCCCGGACTACTGGGCGAACTATTACAGGATGGCAATACAGCTTTCGGAGGTCGAGAAACAGGCCTCCAAATAACAAATAAATAACCAATAAATAACAACAAAACGTAAGACATGATCATTAAAGCAGCAGGCGGTAAAGAGTTCGCACCGTGCCCCGAGTTCTCGGGACGAGCAGTGTGCGTAGATGTAACTCCGCTCCGGGAGTACGAGACCGAGTACGGTGTAAAACAAAAGTTTAAGTTCGCCTTCGAGATCGAACTGCAGGACGACAGCAGGGACCCGGTGCAGCCCTGGGTAGTGTTCACCAAGCCCATGGTGCCGAGCCTGCATGAGAAGGCGGCGCTAACCAAGTTCCTCAAGGACTGGTTCGGCCGGAAATTGACCGACCAGGAGAACAAGAGCCTGGACCTGGAGAGCCTCATCGGGCGCCCGGCCAGCCTGGTCATCGGGCACGAGCAGAGCGCGGATGGGAGCAAGACCTACGCGAACATCAAGCTGATCATGGCGCACAAGGCAGGCGAGCCGCTGGCAGCAAGCGGGCTGTGGGTGCGGTTGCAGGACCGGCCTGCCAAGGATGGCGCCGATGGCAAGGCAGCGCCGGCGAGCGGGGACTCGAGCTTCCGCAAGACCTCGGGCGGTGGACAGCCGGCGACGGATGACCCGTCGAAGGTCAAGGTGCACGTCGGCAAGCACAAGGGCATCGAGCTCCGGGAGCTGACCGAGGAGAGCATCACGAGCCTCATTGAGCACTGGCTGCCCAAGGCCCGGGCCGAGGTGAAGCAGACCGCGGACGACAAGCGCCTGATCAATGGGCTGACGTGGTATCAGACCAAGTTCAAGGCCGACGAGGAAGCCCAGGTCAAGTTGGAAGAGGATGACCTACCCTACTGAGCCATGAACCCGACCAAGAAGAAGTACATCAAGGTGGCCCACCTCATCCCGGAGGTCATGCAGATGAAGGCCGAGGGCAAGTCCATCACACAGATCGGCGAGATCCTGGGCCTGACCAAGCAGCGCATCAGCCAGATCGCACGGGCCGCTCAGACCAAGGCCGAGATCCAGGCGCAGTGGGGCTGGCCCTTCACCACGCGCACCTTCAATGTTCTGGACCGCATGGCGGTGAATGATAAGGACGAGGCGCTGAGACTCTACACGTCCGGGCACCTGCATCCCAATGCCGTCACAGGCTTCGGGTGGAAGTCCTACAGCGAGATCTGCGAGTGGTTGGCCGTTCCGGTACTCCTGAAACGGCCCAAGCAGCCCAAGCTGTGCCCGCACTGCGGTAAGCACATCTGACAACTTTCCCGGGCAGCCTGTTGCTGTCGGGGACTCATGGACAAGCGGGGGGTGCGCATCCGCTGACAAACGCACATCAAACTTTTTCATACTATGCCAGCAAACCCACGTATTTACTTCGACATCGAAACTGGACCGCTCCCCCTTGGAGAGTTGGTCATCCCCCCGTTTGACCCGAGCCAGGTCAAGCTGGGTAACATCAAGAACCCGGACTTGATCGCCGAAAAAATCAGGACATCCGAGGAGAACCACGCCAGCGACTATATCCGAAACGCAGCCCTGGATGCCATCAGCGGCCAGGTGCTGGCCATCGGATACCGGATCGAGCATGAGCAGCCCGCGGTGCTCTGCGCCGATGCGGATGGCGAGAAGGCTATGCTGCTGCAGTTCTGGGCAATGCTCGACAGCTTCGAGCGCAAGCCGCAGATGATCGGGTTCAATGTGAAGCCGTTCGACTTGCCGTTTTTGTTTAAGCGGAGCTGGAAGCACCGGATCACCGTGCCCTACTGGATGCGCAATGGTAGGTACTGGACCGACCTGATTGTGGATCTGCGCGAGGTCTGGCAGCTAGGCGACAGCCGGGCGCATGGCAGTTTGGCTGCGATATCCAGGCACCTCGGGCTGGGCGACAAGGCCGGCAACGGGGCGCACTTCCACGAGCTGTTCAGGACCGACCGCGAGGCTGCCATTGCCTACTGCCTGCGCGACGTGGAACTCACGCAGCAGGTCTCCGACATCCTCATTCCGACCTACTGATCCGATGATTACGAGCCCGTCTGTCCATGTGATCGAGGAGGACTTCGATCCGACGCCCGAGGACCGCTTCATGGTCTGGGCAAAATCCTTTGGAAACGTCTTCCTCACAGGGCAGGCGGGCACCGGCAAGTCCACGCTGCTGCGGGAGTTCCTGAGCAGGGTGGAAGGAGTCCGGGACGTGGCTATCACGGCCCCGACAGGCATTGCCGCGCTGAATGTGGGCGGGACCACCGTGCACAGGTGGTGCGGGATGCAGTTGGGGCCGCAGGATGGCGAGGACTTCCTGCAGGCTGCCGAGCGGCTGGAGGAGCAGCCTTCGATTCATGGAGCCCGCAAGCGCGTGCGGGGCACCGAGGTCCTGGTGGTCGACGAGATCAGCATGATGGCGGGCCGGCACCTGGACTTCCTGAACTTCTGGGTCAAGCGGATCAGAGAAGACAGCCGGCCCTTCGGTGGGTTACAGGTGATCTTCCTGGGCGACTTCCTGCAGTTGCCGCCGGTCAGGACCGACCAGAGCAAGCCCTACGACTGGGCGTTCCTGAGCAAGGCCTGGGAGGAGGCCGACTTCAAGACGATCAAGCTCGAGAAGGTGCGCAGGCAGAATGACCTGCCGTTCATCGAGATGCTGAGCGGGTTTCGGGTGGGCAGGATGAAGCCGCGGGACAACCAGTTGCTGCGTAGTGCGCTGAGGATGAACCCGCCGGAGCACATCACCCGGCTAATGACGCACAACGTGCAGGTGGATAAGTGGAACAACTACCGCTTGAGCAGTATTGATGGCCCGATTGCCGTGTTTGATTCGGAGGTGCGGGGCGTTGACCAGGCCGTGGAGTTCGCCACCAAGAACATGAGCACGCCGCGGGTGCTGCAGTTGAAGCCCGGTGCTGCGGTCATGTTCACCGCTAATGATGCGGAGCAGGGATTCTACAACGGGCAGGTGGGTAAAGTGGTGGAGTTCAGGGGTGGGGATATCCTGGTCGAGAGCCGCGGTGAGAAGATTTCACTGGGCCGGCGCAAATGGTTCTTTGAGTCGCTGGGGGTGACCGTCCAACAATACCCGCTTCGATTGGCCTACGCTATGACAATTCACCGGGCGCAGGGACTGACCCTGGATGCCGCGAGGATTGACATCAGGGCGGCCCGGGAGCCGGGCCAGGCCTATGTGGCCCTGAGCCGGGTACGGACGCTGGGCGGGATCTACCTGACCGAGTGGCCGAAGGGCTGGTTCATCAGCGAGGAGGCGTTGCGGTTTGAAAGGCGCGAAGAGGTATGATGACGACGCAAGAGATCGAGGGCTGGCTGGGCACGCCGCTGTTCCTGGTGCCGCAGGGCCCGGGGACCAAGATTCCGATGGTGAAGTACACCCAGGAGACCATGGAGAGCACCAAGCGGGAGGTGTACCGGGTCATGCTCGAGCACGGGAACGTGGCGGTGAGGCTTGGGGAGTTCTCCGGCGGGCTGTGCGCCATTGACTTCGACGATGATGGGAGCCTGGAGTCGTTCCTGAGAGTGAACCCGGTGCTGCAGGGCAGTGCGAGGTGGAAGGGCAAACGCGGGGCGCAGATTGGGGTGCGGGTGACGGGCAAGTACCCGGGGCCCTGCGCGGAGCGGAGCACGACCGAGATGATACAGGTGGGTGATCGGTTGCTCGGCAAGCCGCTGTACGAGTGGCGAAGCACGGGTAATTTGAGCACTGTCAAGGGCCTGCACCCGAGCGGGTGCGAGTATAGCGTGCTGGTGGACAGGCCGCCGGTGGCGCTGGAGTTCTCACAGATACGCTGGCCCGAGGGATGGCCGGCGCCGGGAAGCAGGGATGAGATCGCGCAGTTGATCCGGCAGCATGGCGTGCCCTGGACGTTTGGCCGGAGCGGCACCGGCAATCTGCAGGCACCGTTCTTCGCGGCCTACATGGCGCACAAGGAGCGGTTCTTGTTCGATGCGGTCACCGGGATGCACTACTGGTATCATGGGGACCGCGGGATCTGGATGAGCATGAGCCGCGAGGAGATGGCGCAAAAGGCTCTGGAGACCGCCAGGCGCGTTCTGTTGGATCAAGTGGCGTCTACGGAGGACCCGCGGCTGCCGGCCCTGCTGACGCGGCTTACAGCGAGCTTTGCGGATCAGGTGGTGGATCTGATCGGGCGGCTGCAGGTGGAGCGCAACCCGTTCTCCAGGCCCGACAGCGTGGTCCACTGCTCCAATGTCATGGTGGATTTAAGGGCTGCGCCGTATGAGATGCACGGGTTCGGCCCGGAGTGGATGAGCAGGAACCAGACGCCGGTGCGGTATGTCCAGGATGCGCAAAGCCCGATGTGGCAGGCCTTCATGGACCATGCGCTGCCCGAGAAGGATGACCAGATGCTGCTGCAGAGATGGGGCGGCCTGGCGCTGCTGCAGAGGAACAGGCCGCAGGTCATACTGCTGCTGACGGGAACTGGTGGCGGCGGGAAGAGCACGGTGACCGGGCTGGTGCGGCGGTTGGTGGGTGATGAGAACTGCAGCGAGCTGAGGACCGCGCACCTGGGCAGCCGGTTCGAGCTGGCCAACTTCCACGATAGGACACTGCTGATCGGCAGCGACGTGCCGCCGGACTTTCTAAGCTGCGAGGAGAGCCAGCAGCTCAAGGCACTGACGGGCGGCGATAGACTGAGCGTAGAGTTTAAGGGGAAGAGCGGGGCGAAAGCCGTGGTGGGCGACTGGAACGTCATTGTGACGGCCAATAGCAGGCTGAAGGTGAACGTGCAGGGAGACCTGGGCGCGTGGTCAAGAAGGTTGCTGCTGCTCGACTTCAGCCAGCCCAAGCCGGAGAAGGTGATCCCCAATTACCACGATGTGATGATTGAGCGCGAGGGCAGCGGTATATTGAACTGGTTCCTGGAGGGCGCGGAGGATCTATGCCGGGTCATGCAGGCCGGCAGGCCGTTCCCGGTGACCGAGAGGCAGCGCTGGATGATTGATAATCTGTTGAGCGAGAGCGACAGTGTTAGATACTTTGCCGTTAATCATGTCAGGGGTAGCAGTATGTCGTCGGATTGTATCACAACCGAGGAACTGTATAGCGCCTACATGACGATGTGTAACAACAAGGAATGGGGGCCTGAACCGGAGAAGCGTTTCCAGAAACGTGCCGCTGAACTCATGCTGGAGATACACCAGGCCATCCCGTCGAACCACATTCAACGTAACGACGGTCAACAACAACAGTCCCGAGGCTACATGAAAGTGACCTTGACCGCATGAAAAGCACTGGATCTGTCAAGCGTTGTCAAGCGTTTGGGACGGGGGACGGCACTTCTCAACTCGGTGCTAGAAGTGTAAAAGGGGGTATAGGCTGCTCCAGGGTAGGGATGGAGTTCGGAAATGCCGTCCCTCCCGTCCCAAACACTAGACACCGCTTGACAGTGGCAGGCCTACGCAAAATTGGTTCGAAAATGGTCGGGCAGTGCCCAGCCTGTGCCGAGGTAGGTGGGGACAAGCAGCGCAACCACCTCGTTGTCCAGGCAGACGGGAGGTTTGGTTGCGTTATCCACCCCGGCGCCAGTGGCAAGGCACATAGACAACGCATCTTTCAGCTTATAGGAGACAAAAGCGGTCAGGGTAGGCAGCATTTGCCCACAACACCATTGGACATCTCACTGTTATGATAACAACAAACACAACAAAACTATTGATGGAAGCACCGAGACTCATAAAAATAGGCGTGCAGCGTGGCTGGCTATCGTATCCCAAGGACATGGCGTTCAAGGAAGACGGCACGCCAGCCCCGGTGATGCAGGATGAGCCCGAAGTCACCGAGCAGAGGCACACACCCGACCTAGCTCGCAAGGCCTACGATCTGCGGGACCGTGGCCTCAGTTTGAACGACGTCGCCGCGGCCTGCCAGGTGCCCCGAGGCAGTGTGGTTTACCTCATCACCAAGGGCCACGAGCTCTACCTCGCAAGCCAACGGAAGGACATTGAACCATGACCGCAACCAATGCAGAATCCCCACAGATGGAAGATCCATTCATTTACGCACCGCAGCCGACCAGCAAGGTGCAAGGCATAACCCAGGCAGGCACCAGGCCTTCAATCCATGTCTCAATGTACGCCTACGGCGGCATCAGTGCTGCGTGCATGATGTCCTGGGTCGACTTGACGGCCACGTTCGCCCGCTCGGACAGGCAGACCGATCTGCGCACCATCCGGGAGGATGCCCTCATTAGCCGGTCCCGGTGCCGTGCCACGAAGTGGTTCCTCGACTCTGGCAAGGACGTCTGGGTCCAACTAGACCACGACATTGAGTTCGCCGCGGCCGATGTAGTCCGCATGGCCGAGTTGGCCCATAAACACCAGGCAACGGTCTGCATCCCCTACTCCTGCCGCTCACTGCCCGCCAGGCCGGCCCTACGTCCGAAGGTGGAGCACCTGCAGGCCCTGAAGCACCAGGTAAATGACGCTGAGTGCGCCTCTGAGCTGGTGCCCATCACCATGTTCGCATCGGGATGCCTCGCAATCCCCCGTAAATGCCTTCTGGCGACACTTGAGATGCTGGAAGGGTCAGCAGTGCAGAACCCATACAGGATCGATTGGTGCGACGATGTGCGCGTCGAGCGCTTCCCGACCTTATGGATGCCGTTCGCCATGGAATCCATGCCCGGCAAACTCGAGTATCTCAGTGAGGATTACGCTGCCGCAGTCAGGATGACCCTGGCCGGAGTGCAGCACTATTCCATGAAGCCCAAGAAGCAACTCAACCACTGGGGAGAGTTCCCCTTTAGCTTTGCGCCTTATGCCGGGTAAACCTGACGGCAGGATACCAGTCGGACGTGTGTCACAGGAAACTATCTCAAAGACCTGTGGCGTAAATGTAGTGCGTGTTAATCAGATCTTGAATGGCAAAGGCAAGTTCAAGCAAGAGATGATCGACAAGGTGTTGAAGACGGCTAGTGATCTTGGATACGAGAAGACGCACAACCCAACACAACATCACAAATCAACACTGACACAAGATAAAGCGGATAAGATAGTGGAAGGCGTAATACTCAACAAGACACTTGAGACCATAGCGAAGGAGACTGGGTTTATTGAGAGTACGGTGTTCAAATATGTTAGAGGTGTTAAGGTTCCGCATGACTACCCAGAGACTGAAGAAGAGTGGCGCAAAGATGTTGTCGGATTCATGGAGGTTGCTATATGGAAAGGCACTAAACGTCTTGCTGAATCAGCAATTGAATTCATTGATGATCGCACTTTACCCGTAGCGATAGGAATCACTCTGGACAAATTATCCACACTCAAGGGCCAGCCCACCAGCATACATCTCAATATGACAGCATCAGTAAGCCACCGTGACCTGATGGCTGACCTAAAGGACCGTGATGTGACCCCAGTGAACGACGAGCAGACCCATGACTTGGTTTAGGTAATGGCTCGGAATGTCCTACCCCTACCACAAGTGACCACGTAGAAACCACGCATTTAGGCCTGTTTATGGCAGTCAGATGCACAATAGCAGTTATATTCACTTCGACGCTCAAACACGCAGCAAATCCCTGCAAACATTGATCGAAACGCACGTCAGCACCCCTCGACAGACCCAATGTCCTACCCCGTTACACAAGGCAGACACCAGGCCGCCCGGGCCCCCGGGGGGAGGGGGTCGGGCATTCCGCGGCGACGGTAAAAGTCGACGGGTTCCCCAAAACGAAAAATATTGATAAATGAGCCAACCACTTTGCCTCACCTGCTCCAAGCCCTTCGAGATCATCAAAGTCCGCGAAGGCCCCAAGCAGAAGCGCTTCTGCTCCGACGCCTGCAACACCGGCTGGTGGAACGAGCAACCCCTGCACCCTGTCATCCCCCGGGTCGACGCCTCGCACCCCCGCGCACTCGAGCTCAAGCAGAAGCGCACCCAGCTCGTGCTACTTGAAAAGGCAGACCCGTACACCTACGGCTTTATCCCTGACCACTGGGAGATCGCCAACACCGAGTTTCAGGCCACCCAGGAGCTCCTCATCTCCGGCGGCAACCGCGCCGGTAAAACCCTGTGGGCCGCCCGCCGCGTGGTTCAAACCCTCCTCGAGAAGGAGAACGCATCGGTTCTCTGCTGCCACACATCACACGCCACCTCGGTCACCGTCCAGCAGCCCGCCATCTACAACTACCTGCCCGTCGCACTCCGGGCCACCAAGAAGGGCCGTATTCACTACCTGAACTACAGCCGCAAAAATGGCTTTACCGACGGCTCATTCATCCTACCCAACGGCAGCCGCTGTGACTTCCTAAACTACACCCAGTCCGAGAACACCATCGAGGGACGCGAGGCCGACATGATCTGGTGTGACGAGCTTGTTCCGCAGTCCTGGGTGGACACACTGCGCTACCGCCTGATCACGCGCCGCGGCAAGCTCCTCGTGACCCAAACCCCCCTCGAAGGCGTTGCCAGTGTCTACAAGGAGTTCACCGCCGGCTCCGCTATCACTCGGTTCGACGACGCCGAGCTCATCAAGGGCAAGCAAGCGCTGCCAACGTGGCCTGTGGGTAAGGCGGCCAGGACGATGGTACAGGCCCAGACCAATAGGCGGACGGTGTTTTTTTTTAGCGAGGACAACCCCTACAACCCATTCGACGAGATGAAGAGCAAGTTAGTCACCTCTCCCATGGGCCAGGTCCTGACCCGTGCCTACGGCTGGGCCTCGGACAACATCGGCAAGGCCTTCGCCCGTTTCAGACCCGATATCCACTGCATCCCATCATCCAAGGTGCCCTCCGGCGGCACGCTGTACATGGTGTGCGACCCGGCGGGCGCCCGGAATTGGTTCTGCCTGTGGCTCCTGGTGTACGAGGACGGCAAGCGCATCGTAGTCCGCGAGTTCCCGGACTTCAGTAACTATGGCGAGTGGGCGCTGCCCTCCGAGAAGCCCGACGGCAAGCTCGGGCCCGCCCAAACTCTTGATGCCGGCCGGTCTATCTCCGAGTACCGAGCCCTCTTCCGCCAAATCGAGTCCGATCTCGGCTACGGCGAGCCCGTAATGCGCCTGATCGACCCCAAGGCCGGCGGTTCCCCCGCACTCTCCGAGGCCGGCGGCACGACCCTGATCGACCTTCTGGCCGAGTCCGAAAACCCGCTAAACGAGCCCATGGCCTTCGTACCCGCACCCGGCGTGCCCGTCGACCAGCGCACCTCCGCGATCAACAGCCTCCTATCCTACGACGCCACCCAGCCGCTCACCCCGCTCAACGAGCCATCCCTCTATATCACCGACGACTGCGCCAACCTTTCCTACGCACTCTCCGAGCACACCGGCCGCGACGGGCAGAAGGGCTGCACTAAGGACCCCATCGACTGCCTGGGGATGCTTTTGGTCTCCAGTCTTGCGTTCGTCGGCCATGGGGGCTTTGATTGCCGCGGCGGCGGCGGATACTAAACCATTTGACTATGCAAGGAGATTCCTACAAGCAGGCAACCGACGTGATGGCACGGGTCGGCGACGAGCCCAATGTCAGCGCACTGACCGAGGAGCTGCGGCGCTCGGCCACCGACTACGGCGTCTTCGCCCGTGTCGAGAATGCCGAGAATGTGCGCTACTGCCGCTGGCCTGGACAGACCGACGATGGCAAGAAGTGGAATGATGCCAACCGTAACAAGCCGGCTTTTCCCTGGGACGGAGCCTCCGACACGCGTATCCCGCTGGCCGACGAGGTGATCAACGGCCTCGTGGACCTCTGCAGCACCTCCTTCTGGCGCTCGATGCTCCGCGTATCGCCCACCAACATCAGCCAGCTCGACCAGGCCGTCACCGCGCACAACCTGATGGACTGGACGGTCAACGCGAAGATGTACAACGACCTTACCCGCGAGGTCGAGCTACTCTCCCAGTACCTCTGGACCTACGGATGGGCCGGCGTCCACGTCACCTGGCAGCAGGAGATGGGACAGCGCGAGCAGTACCTGACCATGGACCAGATCATGGCCCTGGCCGCCCAATCCCCCGTGGACTCCATCCTGGCCGACCTGCCCAATCTCATCGCCAACCCCGAGGCCGACGACCAATCCGCGGAGCTCCTCCTTTCGGCCTTCCCCAACCTCCGCAAACGCCGGGCCCTCAAGGCCATCCGCGACCTGCGCACCGAGGGCGAGTGCGAGTTCCCAATCCCCACGATGGTCACCAACAAGCCGATGGTAGCAGCCCTGGCGCCCTACGACGAGCTGGTGTTCCCGCCCGAGACCACCGACATCCAGTCCGCCCGAGTGGTCTTCCGCCGGTTCTACATGACCGAGGCCCAGCTCCTGAACAAGGTCGAGACCGAGGAGTGGGACGCCGAATGGGCTCAGGAAGCGATCAACACGATGGGCCGCTTTAGCGACTACTCGGCCTATACCTACGCCGCCGTCGGCCTGGCCGAGAACTCCATCCTCGACCGCGAGAACCTCATAGAAGTCTGCTACGCCTACCAGAAATCCATCGACTCCGACGGCATACCGGGCGTGTTCTACACCGTCTTCAGCCCCCAGGTCGGCGACAAGTGGGGCTACTTCGACTTGTTGGACTACGCGCATGGGCAGTATCCCTTCGTTATCTGGCGCTCCGAGCTCATCCACCGCCAGATCACCGAAAGCCGCGGCGTGCCCGAGGTTTGCTCCACCTGGCAGCACGAGGTGAAGGCCCAGCGCGACTCGATCTTCGACTACACGTCCCTGGCCACCCTGCCGCCCATCGAGGTCCCCAAAACCCGCGGCGGCAACCTCAAGATCGGCCCTGCCGTCCAGATCCCTGTCCTTCGCCGCGGCGAGATCGGCTTCCTGCAACCGCCCGCCCGCGAGCCCGGTGTAGCCTTCCAGCTTATCGCAGCCATCGAGGCCCAGACCGACCGCTACTTTGGCCGCCCGACCGAGAAAGTCCCCCCGGTGATCACCCAGATGCGCCAGCAGCGCCTGATCAACAACTGGCTGCATGGCTGGACCGAGGCGTTCCGCCAGGTGCTGGCCCTCACCCTGCAATACATCGGCCCTGCCGAGATCCAGCGCATCACGGCCTCGGCCACGCCGCTCCCGCCCGACATCCAGGACTTCGACGTGATGCTCAAGTTCGACGTCCGCGAGATGAGCACCGACCTGGTCACCGAGAAGCTCAAGGCCATCAGTACCCTTGTCCTGCCTCTCGACACCGCCGGCGTCATCGACCGGGCCAAGCTGATCTCTGTCGCCCTCCGGGCCATTGATCCCAATCTGGCAAGCGAGCTGGTGATGCAGCAGGGCCCTGCCGCGCAGAAGATGTTCAACGATACAAACGACGAGATCGCGCTTATGTCACTCGGCAACCCGCCGCAGCTCCGCGAGAACGACCCCACCGCGCCCATGCGCCTGCAATTCAGCCAGCAAGTCCTGCAATCCAACCCGAAATACCAGGCCCAGCTTCAGCAGGACCCGCTCTTTCAGGCCAACCTGCAGAAGTACATTGAGAACCTGCAGTTCAGCGTCCAGCAGCAGCAGAACGCCATCACCGGCCGCCTCGGAGTCTAACAATGAAACTGACCGACGAACAACTCTCGGAGGCCCTCTCAGTGTCCGAGGAGCACCCGGTGCTCAAGGCCATGGGCCAGGTCATCGACGACACGCTACGGGACGAGGTGCTAATGGCCATCCTCCCATCACTTTCCGCGGAGGACCGTGCCTACAACGCAGGCCGGGCAGCCGCGATCAAGGATCTCATCGCACAAATAAGTGCGTTAAGAAACGGGAGGGAATTGACTTCTGGTCAGTTCTAGGCTCTCACTCACACAACGGCTTCTTGGTTGGCCTTAACAACCATGGTTGCAGCACACCCGGCTTGCAGGGTCTAAAAGCATGGACATCCCGACGAATACACAGGAAGCGAAACCTGCCCAAAACACGGCACAGCCCCCAATCAACCCGATGCAGTTCGACGAATCGGCGTTGGCCAAGCTACTGAAGACACGATTCAGCGGGGAGGAAGACAAGGCGTCAGCCGTCGAGCGACAAGCGCCGGAGCCGGAAGCCACTTCCGTGGACGATCAGGCCGAGGATGCGGAGCCGACCGCAGAACAAACGGATGCTCAGGCCGAGTCGCCTGAGCAGGAGGTTCTTTCCGAGACCGAAGAGAACAGCGACGAGGATTCGCTGGGTTACCGCAAACGCATCGACAAGCTCACGCGCCAGAAGAAAGAGGCGCTGGAGAAGGCCGAGTCGCTCGAGCGGGAACTCAACGACGCCAAGACCAAGCTGGAGCAGACCAACGACAGGCCAACCTCAATGCAGTCCGCTGCAGACCCGTTTTCGGATGTCTGGGAAGTGTCGAAACTCAACGATGAGTGGAGCAAAGCCCGGAATTTGAAGCGGTGGTGCGAGGACAATATTGATGGCTGTGAAGTAGAGGGCAAGGAGTACAGCTCAGACGATGTGAAGCAGATCAAACGGCGTGTAGAAGACGCCATCGACCTGCACATCCCATCCAGAGCCCGCTTCCTGCAGAACTACCAGCAGATCAAGCCTATCGCCGAGACGCTCTACCCATGGTGGAAAGACCGTTCGGCTGCCGAGTACACCGAGGCGCAGGCCGTCCTGCGGCAACTGCCGCAGATTGCCTCACTGCCGGAGTACCAGGTGCTGGTCGGTGACTTCATTGCCGGGCGCAAGTTGCGTCTGGCTCAGGAGTCCGCCAAGGGCAAGCCATCTGCCACCCGCCCATTGGTCAAGGCACCCAGTCAGCCTGGTCGACCCACCGCAATCCCTGCAAAGAAGGATGCGGCCAAGGTCGGTCTGGATGCTGCCAAGTCGCAGTTCAGAAAGTCCGGGACGACCACCGAATTAGCCCAAGTACTCAAAAGGATGCTCTAAACCATGCCCCTACTCCAGCCCAACCAGGGCGGCTCTGTGCCGCTCGCTTCAACCTCGTCCGCCCGTGAAGATCTGGCGGACTACATCGCCATCGTCGACGCCAAGTCGACCCCGTTCGTGTCCATGGCCCCGAAGGGCCGTGACATCGGCAATATGCAGTTCTCTTGGCAGGTCGACAACTATGGCGCCCCCGTGCTTGCCGGCGTGGTCGACGGCACTGATGTGACCGTTGCCAGCGCCTCGAACCCGGTGGTCAACCGGACCCGTCTGAACAACTACGGCCAGGCTTTCCGCCGGGACCTGCGCATCGGTTTCATCGCCGAGACCCAGGACGTCGCTGGTGTGACCGATGAGTTGGCCAACGGCATTGCCAAGAAGCTCGTTGAGATCAAGCGCGACATGGAGTCGACCTTCCTGTGCACCAACCAAGCCGCTCAAGCCGACAACGGTACGAACCCGTACCTGACCGGCTCGATGGGCAACTGGCTCAACAGCACCAACGCATCCAACATCGGCGCGTGCGCTTCCGGTTCGCCCTTCCTGCCGGCCTCCGGCGCGGTCGACACCACCGCCAGCGCCTCCTTTACCGAGGCCACCGCCCAGAACGTGCTGACCGCTATCTACAGCGCCACCGGCACGTTCCGCGACTACGATTGTATCCTGGGCACCACGCTCAAGCGTGCGTTCACCAACCTCACGTCCTCGGGTGTTACCCAGGTCGTCAACGCCAACAGCATCGCTGCCACCAGCGTCCGCACGTTCAACCAGGACCTGTCAAGCGACACCTTTAAGGCATCCATTGATCTTTTTGAGGGAGACTTTGGCCGGCTAATTTTACATCCGACGACCTTTTTGGGAGGTAAAAACAGCACTGCCCTGTCCGCCCAGGCCTTCAAGGGCTACGTGATCCCGATGGACATGGTCGAGGTGCGCTACGCCAAGCTGCCCCAGGTCAAGACTCTGCCTGACGCCGGCGGCGGCCCTGCCCGCCTCGTTGAGGCCATTGCCGGTCTCGTGGTGAAGAACCCGAGCGGGTTTGGCTTCTTCAACGGCGCAAGCTAGTCTAATCTCAATGGGGAGGCCTTTCGGGGCCTCCCCCTCTTTCCTTTCTCATGGCTCACAATTCCGCATCCTCCGTCATCGCCAACGCTCTCGACGACCTGCCCGGCGAACTGCGCCGCGCCGTCATCAAAGAGTTCCAATCCGGCATCCAGAAGGACTGGGTCAAGGCCGGCATTGATCAGAAGCGCATCGCCCAGGACTCGCAGCGCGAGGTCCGCGCCATCGACGGCATCGGTCGCCTGCGGATGCGGATCGACCCCACTCTCTACCATGCCTGGGGCACCAAGTACGGGTACGACTGTTGGAAGGATTCCCAATTTTTGAACGAGGTTGAGCGGGATAACCCCGAGGTGCGAGTGCGCTGCGGGGCTACACGCTTGCAGGTTGGATGGAGCGGTGGCACAAAACGCAGTAGTCAGAAGTTCACTCTATGAATGTCGGATCTAACCGCCAACTGGCCGGCGAATACGGTGGCCGGTACATCGACGCCTCCGTGGGCACTGTGACCGGCAACTACATGGAGATCCATGCCGTCGCCACGACCATCCTCGGAGCCATCACATCCAACATCACCAACTTCCCATCCGGCGTGACCATTCAGGCCGGCGACTCGATCTCGGGCGTCTTCACCTCGGTGGCTGTATCCTCCGGGGCGATCATCGCCTACAACCGCAAGTGGGTCTAAAATGCGTCTCGGCCTAGGACTAGGACTCGGCGTGCAGCAAGCCCTCGGTGGGGCTGGCGGCGGCGCCGACCTGCCTATCATCCGGCGCGACCTGCTGCAGGAGGACGACTTCTTCGTCTTCCTTGAGAACGGCGACAAGATCGTCATCACTTTCGGCACTTTCGACTCTTTAGACTTGGAGAACGGGGACTTCCTGCTCCAAGAGGACACAGGCAAACTCATCATCCAAGCAAACTAAACATTTATGGCAGACACGAAAATTACGGCCTTGGCAGCAATCGCCACCGTCGATCCCGCGGCAGACGTGCTGCCGATTGTCGACATCTCAGATACGTCGATGGCTGCATCGGGCACCACGAAAAAGGTAACCACCAACCAGATCCTGGGAGCCGGCGGCACCGCCACGCTCGCCTCCGCCACCATCACCGGCGATCTGACGGCTGCTCGTTTGATTGTTACTGGTGGAACGATTCCTACGAACGGTCTGTGGTTGGCGACGACCAACACGCTTGAGTTTGCCGCGAACAGTCTCGCTCAATACCGCATTGCCCCGCTTGGCGTATTCTCTTGGTTCGACGGCGCAGGCGGCACTCGAATGACCCTCAACTCTACAGGGTTGGGCGTGGGGGTTGTTCCTGCTGCTGGTAAACTTCAGGTTTCATTGAGTGCTGTCGCTTCGGTTCCCGCTGCTGGTGCAACCGGACACAATTTTGCATTCGGAAGCGTTCCGTTTGGTCTTGCCGGTGGTGCGCTTAGTAGTGGCAATTCTTACCTTCAAGCCACTCGTTGGGATGGGACTGCAACTAATTATGACCTCGTTCTCAATCCGAATGGAGGCAACGTCGGCGTAGGAGTTGTCACTGCTGCTGGTAATTTTGAAGTGTCAGAAGCGGGAACTGGATCTGGATTGGGTGGTATTTTTGCCTCCACCGTTACTGCTGGAGGCAATCCCGGATATGTGTTCCGCACTGCCAGCACGAATCGGTGGGCAATTAATATATTTGGAACCGCTGGTACCGAGTCGCTTCGATTTTATGATGCTAACGCTGCCGCAACACGTTTGGCCCTCGATGCCAGTGGGAATTTGCTGGTGGGTCTTACCACAGCCGGAACCACCGCTGCTAAGACTATCCAGATTGCTAACGGAACCGCTCCTACTGCTAACGTCACTGGCGGTCAACTCTACGTCGAGTCCGGTGCTCTGAAGTACCGTGGAAGCTCTGGCAACATCACCACCCTCGCATCCGCCTAATTTAAACGACCATGATTACCCTCTCTTGGATCATCGAACGCCTTCTCGTTAAGCCGACCGAAGGCTCCCTCACCGATGTCGTAATCACCGCCGACTGGCGTTGCAACGGCACTCAGGATCAATACAGCGGCACCTGCTACGGCTCCTGCTCGTTCGCTCCGCCGTCTGGTGAGTTCACGCCTTACGATCAACTGAACGAAGCGCAGGTCTTAAACTGGTGCTACGAGAACGGTGTCGATCAAGCGGCCATCGAGGCGAATGTGACGCAGCAGATCAACGATCAGATCAATCCGCCCGTGGTGACGCTGCCGTTGCCGTGGGTGCCGCCTACGCCGGTTGTTGTTGCCGAGCCTGTGGTTGTTGCCGATGCTCCCGCCGCATGATCAATATTGAACTCAGCACCGAGCAGGTGAATAGCCTCCTCCAACTCATCGACATTGCGGTTAAGGCTGGTGGCGTTGCTAACGCCCGTGCAGCCCTTCCGCTTGTTGACCTCATAGTCGCAGCCGCACAGCCTAAATCCGAGTAATGGAACCAACGAACAGCAGCACCAGCCCTGGACTAAGCCTAGCAGCAGCGGCAGGTGCCACCGCTGTTTCGTTTATTCCGTGGCTTACCGACTGGGTTCAGCTTATCACTGCGCTCATCGGCTTAGCCTGCGCCATCTACGGAGCCTATAGGCTGTTCAAATCCAAATGAAAAACACGAAAACAACTCTCGCCGGTGTAGGTGCTATACTTGTCGCAGTTGGTGGTGCCCTACGGGCTGCCTTCGATGGTGACCCTGCGACCAACATCGACATCGCTTCGACCATTGCCGCGGTCACCGCCGGCATTGGTTTGATCATGGCTAAAGACGCCACCGAGAAGCCTCTGGTCATCGAAACTAAGCCGTGAACTGGATCTACCAGATCCTGCGAGCTGTTCTCGACTTTCTAAGAGCAACACCACCTACCGATGTGCAACATGGTAAAGCTCCCGAGGCCCTCAAGGCTGATCTGGCTGCTCGTGTTGCCGATCTGCCTGGGTTGCCAGCAGACGAAGGTGATCCTAGTGCCAAGCGGTGATCCTGTGATGCTGGCCAAGCCTACAACGGCCAGCGTCTATGCTTTCGATGCCGATAAGAAGCTGGTGGGGCCATCCACCGTCACTCTGCCGGCAGGTTGGTATGTTTTACCGAAGAGCCAATGATCAACTACAAGGGAAACAAGTTCTCGGGCTATAACAAGCCCAAGGCCACCCCCGGCGAAAGCAAGAAGTCCGCGGTGCTCGCTAAGGAAAACGGCAAGGTTGCCCTGGTGCGTTTCGGCGACCCGGATATGACCATCAAGAAGCACATCCCGGACAACAAGAAGAGCTTCAACGCCCGTCACGGCTGCGACAACCCCGGCACTAAACTCTCCGCTAAATATTGGTCCTGTAAGGCTTGGAAATGAGAACCGTCACCTACGACTATGTGTTGCAACGTGCCTGTGAGCTCACTGGTCGCGTTTTCTCAACGCTTACCACCGAGGAGTCTAACTTCTTCCGCACGTTCATCTCCATGTCATTACGGAGCGCCTGGGAGTGCTTCGACTGGCCCGAGCAGACGGTGTACGAGCAGCAGTACTTCGCAGCCAACTACGACCCCACCCAGCTCTACTCAGCCGGCATGGTGGTCTACTTCAAGACTGAGCAGAAGTACTACCAGTACGTCGGCTCGATCAACTCCGGCAACCCTCCGACCACCGGCGGCCCCAACGGCACGCTCAATGCCCAGTACTGGGCCAATGCAGAGCCCGACTACGGCAACAACGACGGCAACTGGGACGCAACGACCACCTACACCATCGGGCAGATCGTTCTCTATCCCGACACCCAGCAGCACTACCAGCTCTACGCCACGGCGACTGCCGGCACCGTCCCGACCAACTCGGTCTACTGGGGCGTGCTGAATAAGTTCCTACGCAACATCTCGCAGACCAACAACCCCGACGGCACCACCCGGGCTGTCCCCATCGGTGAAACCTTCTCGGTCTGGCCGGGCGACCCCCGCGTGTCCTGGCGCCAGCAGGAGGCCACCTACACCTTCACCGACAACGGCGTGCTGGTCGGAGACCAGTTGCCCTACGTCTGGCTGGAGTTCCGCAAGACCCCGCCGCTCCTGTCCAGTTCCGCCGAGGCCACTGCATACGCTTTCCCTTACCGCTTCTCGGAGATCTGCTCACTCAAGGCCGCCGGCCAGATGCTGCGGGTCGACGGCAAGATCGACCTGGGTAACCAGTTCTTGGAGTTAGGGGAGGTTGAGCTCACCAAGGAGATCGACAAGGTGGCACTGCAGGAGAAGTATGTGCGCCAGATAATCGTGCCGTCCCGGTGATATGCCTGACCTGCCTCAAATCGGTGCAATCGACGATGGATTCGTTGGAGTGGTATCGCGCATTGACCCTGCGCTGATCCCGGCCTCCTACGTTTCCAACGCCGTCAACCGACGCTTCGAGGACCAGGTCATCAAGAACCGCTGGGGCATCGTGCAGCCCAAGTGGGGCGGCAAGTGGGAGTCCCTGAACCGAGTGGTGACGGTGACCTCGAACTCCGTTTTAGCCGTCCCTGTCAGCGGCACACCCATCCCGCAGAACTCGAGCATCGCATCGGACCCAGTGGCCAACGTGCTGGTCTATCCCAACGGCACCCGGTGCCTCCTGGATGACGGGACCAACTGCGTGATGTCGACCGCGGCCATCGCCTTCACCGGCCCGCCGGTCAACCGCACCGTTCAGTTCTACAATCAGACGCTGCCTTTCGAGGACATCCTCGGAGTCCTACCCTACCGCGACCCGGACACCGGGGCCAACGCGCTCCTGGTGGCGGTCAACGAGGAGCGCTCATCCGACGGCGGACAGGGCAAGGTCTGGTGCATCCGACCCAACCAGTCGCCCGTAGAAGTGCCCATGAACGGGCACGACATTTACCTCCCGGTGCGCCTCATCCAGGCCACCAACGGCGTGGTCATGCTGCGCCCGGGTAACGCTAGGTACTATTTCGACAGTGCCAGCGGCATTGCAGACTCAATCCTTTTGCAGGATGGATTCGCTCTTCTCTGCGAGAACAACAACCACCTGACCGACGAGGACATCACTCAGATTAACCTCAACGTGGTGCCCGACCTGACCACGGGTGATATCGTGACCATCGGCGGTGTGGGCGACGTGGCACCGCTGTGGACCGCCACCCCGGGCTCCGGCCAGGGATTCCAGTTCTTTGTCAACGTGGTCAACGAGGAGGTATCGCTCCACCTGACTCTGATCGACGCCCGGGCCGGCACCAACCCTCTACCACTCAGCCCCGAGAACAATGCCCGCTACTACATCGAGCGCTCGGCCAACCTGACCGGCTACGACCTGGCGCAGGACATCGTCGACAACCTGAACGACGGGATGCCCATCCTGATGCAGGGCAACACCACGTTCCCGTCTGCGCTCGACGCCGGGTTCGACCGCATCCCGTCCACTCTGTCCATCGTCGGCTCCGACTCCACCGGGGACACGCTGACGGTCTACAACCACAACTTCATCCCGGGCGATCAGGTCTCGATCTCCAACGTGGTCGGTAGCGCCACGGTCAACAATCAGATCTACTACGTCTACCCAGTCGACAACAACACGCTGAAGCTCTTCAGCGGCACGACCGAGGAGACCGACTCGCTGAACGACGCAGGCCGGGCCATCATCCAGCTCACGACCACCGGCACGTCGCCCAACATCACGATCAGCGCGGTCACAATCCTCAACCAGGGCTCCGGCTACCTCTCGGCCCCGGTGATCACGGTCTCCGGCACACACAGCGTGGCCGCCAGCCTAACCGCCACGGTCACTAATGGGATCGTCAGTTCGGTGACCATCGTCAACGGCGGCACCTACTCGACCACGCCCACAGCCTCGGTAGCCATGCCCTCCACGCTGGTCGACGTGGACAACAACAACATCACCGGCAGCATCAAGCGCTCGAGTGCTTCCGGTTCCTCGGTGCCCCCGGGCCGCGAGGGCCTGTACTTCCAGAACCGACTGCTGCTTCTCTACGGCAACGACTATCTGGCCGTCTCCGACGTGCTGGACCCGCTGCACTACAGCCCGATCCTGAATGAGTTCAAACTCAACACCGGCAGCAATGACCGGGTGGTGGCCCTGTACCCGTTCAACACCACCACGCTCCTGATCTTCAAGGAACGCTCGGTGCTGGCTGTGGAGAACCTCTACGGCGACCTGTCGACCACCCGCCTGACCGAGATCACCCGGGAGTTCGGCTGCGTCTCGCAAGCATCCATTGCGGGCACAGGCTCTGACGTCATCTTCCTTTCTCAACGCGGCATCATCAGTCTTCGCCAGACCGAGTTCGGCATCAGCCAGTCGGTGGTTCTCCCGCTCTCCGACCAGATTCAGAACATCGTCGACGACATCGACCAGGCCTACTGGAGCAACGCCTGCGCGACTTACTTCGCCAACCGCTACATCCTGAGCGTCCCGGTTGAGGGCGGTGACGGCACCAATCAGCGCACGCTGGTCTACAACTTCCTGAACAAGGCCTGGGAAGGTTACTGGGAGGGCTCGTTGCTCGTTCCGAAGTACTGGTGCCGTGTCATCGTGGCAGGCACCGACACGCTCTGTTGGGCCGATGAAAGCGGCCTGATTCACCAGTTCGACCCGCTCGGTCTTGTGGACGTCAACCTGGCCGGTAACCTTATCCAGATGTCGACCGAGGTTCGCTTCCGCGGCTACACCGGGGAGGACAACGTCGACCACAAGCAGTGGACTGACATTCAGTTCGAGCTGGGCAACTGGAACACCCGCTACTCCATCACCGCGCAGTTCGACGGCGTGAATGAGTTCTACACCGTTGCCACTGACCAGACCAAGGATCGCACGGTCTACTACACCTACGGCAGCGGCACCTACAACACCAACAACACCGCCGACAATTTCCTGCTGCCCTACCGCGAGGACTACTCGGTGACCACCCAGTTCCGCACCGGCAACAACGGGTGGAAGGCCGGCCTGCACCAGTTTTTCAGTCACAAGGCCCGCTTGCGCAAGCACTCGGCCTCTGTGCAGCCCCTGATCACCACTGACCAGGGCTCCCTCGACATCTACAGCGCCAAGGTCATCGGCATCGCATTCCGACTCTACGGCAAGAACGACGTCTAAATCACCATGCCACTCTTTGTAACTGTCACCCCAGGCACCACGGTCAGCTCCACCACCACGCTGTCGGCCTCGACGCTCAATCTCCTGGGCACGCCCAGCGTCGACATCACCGGCTCGGTCGACGGCGGCACGCTCTCGGTGGCCGACGGTTCGCTCGGGCTATCAAAGTTCTCCGCAATCACTGGAAGCCGACTCATTGGCAATGGTAGCCCGGTATCAGCCTACCCTACGGAGCTTGCATCCACTGACCTAGCCTTTGCGCCCGGCACGATCAACATCGGCACCGGGGCTGTTATCACCGCCAAGCTGGCCGACTCCTCGTCAACCACCACCGGCGTCACCTACGCGAAGATCCAGCACGTCACCGATGCTCGGTTGCTGGGCAGGGCTAATGGATCCAACGGCGTTCCTCAGGAGATTAGTGTCGGGTCCGGTCTATCCCTAGCCAGCGGTGCGCTTACCAACGGCATCCTGCGGTATACAACCAGTGCCCAAAGCATTCCGGTGATTAGCGCTGGTAGTCAGGCAGTCCAATGGTTGACCACTGCAGGTAACCTCCCATCACTGTCTGTTGCGCCTCAGATGGTTCGCGTGGTTCTGGAGTGCTTCACCAACGACGGCCCGTTCGTTGTGGGCAACGAGGTGGACATCCAGAGCGTTGTGATGCAGGGATTCCAAAACAACTTCCCGATTTTTAACTACGTCCCAACGGTTTCATCTGGCGTTGTTTCCGGTTCCAATATCTTCCTAAATGTCTGGTTCAGCAGCCAGACACCAGGCAACCCAACGCCTTTTGCGTCGGCTTCAACCTCTCGGCTTTTTGTTCTAACCAGTGCCGGCGCCTACCAGGAGTTGGCCCGCGCCAACTGGAAGGTCAAAGCCTACCTACTCTACGCCTCCACCTGGGCATGATCCCGCAGATCACAGACTACCTTCTGGCCAAAATGCCCGACAGCTTCAAGGGATGGACCCGCGAGGCAGTCGAGGACTACGTGATGTTCCACGCGGAGCAGGGCACGCTCAAGATCGCCTGCCAGGACGACCATGTGGTGGCCGTGCTTGTAGGCTGGCGCCAGACGGGCCCGGAGCCCCAGGCCTGGTCCTGGCAGCCCAACGACCCCAATGGCGACCATTGGTACTGGCACCAGTTCGCTGCCGACTGCGCGTTGTTTGCCATGGCAGTGGCGGCTAAGTTCTTTCACGACAGGCCGGAAAGCGCAATTCTCCCGGCCATCGGTCACAGAAACGGTAAACTGGTCACCTACAAGAAAGGCAGTATGCCGATCTACAAGATGGCCTACAAAAAACATGGGAACATCAGTTAGCGCACCGGAGCCGCGTAATTACGGCCAAGAAACCCGAGACACTCTGCAGGCGCAGCTTGACCTCGCTCCGCAGAAGTACGCGGCAGAGGCCCAGTTCGCGCCAAAGTATCAGGCGCTGCAGCTTGGGCTTCTTCAGCAGGCCACACCGGAGCTCCTAAGGCTCTACAAGGAGCAGATCGCGCCCACCATGGGCGAGGTCGAGGCCGCCGCCCGTTCCCGCTCGCGTGCTGGTGACATCGCGGACATCTCGGCTCTCGGTCCCCAGGCACGCGCCGCCATCAAGGCAGCGTCTCCAGAGCAGGCAGCTCTTGCCGACACTCTCACAGCCCAAGCCCAATCCGGTCTGGCTGCAGGCTCCCGGTTGACCCCGGAACAGCAGCGCATGGTTGAGCAACAGACCCGCTCCGGCCTGGCTGCCCGCGGGCTGGCCCAAGGCCCGTCCGGTGCCTTACAGGAAGCTGTGCGCTCTCAGATGGCCGGTGCCGGCCTGCAACAGCAGCGCCAGCAGCAGGCCATGGGAGCACTGCAGGCCGGCCAGGGCGTCTATGGCGACGTGTTCCAGCAGGTGCTAGGGCGCCCATCGCAGGCCTTTGGTGCTTCTCAAGGCTTTGTTGGCCAGGCAGGTGGCTTCAACCCGGGCCAGCTCTTCAACCCTGAGTCGCAGTATGCGGCCAACCTGATTGGTGGTAACCAGCAGCAACAGCTTGCTGCGCGAACAGCTTCTGCAGCCAACTCTACCGCGCTGATTGGCGCTGGTATGTCAGCAGCCTCTAGCCTATGAACTACGGATACCCCGGGGCGATGCCCTACGGACAGGGCGGTGGCATGACCCAGTTTGCCCCTCAGATGCCTGCAATGCAGCAGGGCACCGGTTATGGTGCTCCAATGCAGCAGATGAATCCTAGCAACACCGTTGCGGATGTTGAGGAGCAGCGCAAACGACTGAAGGCACTTGGCCTGGACGACACCATGATCGACGATGCCCTGTCGTTTAAGCAGGGTCTCTTCGAGAAGCGCGACGATATGCAGGGCAAGGCCCTGGAGGCTATTGGAGGCGGGATCAAGGCTGCGGGCAGCAATATCACCGGGGCAGCGTCTGCCGCCGGTGCTGGCCTCAAAGGCCTGGCGTCCTCTTTGTGATCATCAAGTTCCAGAGATGCACAGGAATCAGGCTCTTTCGGTTGTTCCGATGGCAGCTTGAGGTCTGGTTTTGCCCCGCTGGAGAACTAATCCCGTCGCACTCCCACAGCCAGTTCGACTCCCGGATCATCCACATCCTCGGAACAATGCGCTGGATGATGGGAAACAAGTCCAAGCACGTCACCAGCTACCACTGCGGATGGTCTAAACTTGTCCCGGCCGGCGTGAAGCACAGTGCCATTGCGCTGTCGTTCTCGGTGTTCGCCAATCTTGAGCGGTGGAGCGGTAACCCAACCTCCGCGGCAGTCGACTTCAATCCGGCATGAACAAGCTAGGCCAGCTCTACTTTGATGCCGCTGGAGGCAACCACAACGCTGTGGTGTTCATTACGGCCTTCCATGCCTACTGCCATGCCATCGACGACCTGATCGACGGCGACGTGCCGTTCACCCCGGAGGCCTTCCTGGACGTGATGATGCAGGCCAACAGCCTGTACTCGACCCCGTTCTACATCGACAACTGGTTCCGACTGCAGCCCGTCATCGCGCAGATCACCAGCACCTACGCCGACTCTGTGGCCTGGGAAAAGGCTGACGAGGAATGGAAGCGTCAGACAGCAGATGTCCTACGGCTCTGCGGCAACGACATGATCCTCCAAGTGGCTTGGATTATCGGGGGCTACAAGCACATGAGGGCTATCAGCTTGAAACTGCGCGAGTTCGCGTACCATTCTCAACACAGCTAAATCTATGGCACAATACGGCTACTCCACACCATACACCGGACGCGGAGACCCCGGCCCTCTTCCTCCGGGATACATGGAGGCCGCAACCGCTCCGGGACGTAACCTGGCCATGGGTATCGCCGCCATGGGGCAGGGCCTGGGCAAAGCCATCGAGCAGTACCGCACCAAGAAGGCGGACACTGAGGCTGCCACCCAGAGTTGGGAGACTGTCTCCGGGCTGATGCAGCAGCAGCTCTCAAGCGATCCCAAGTACCTGGCCATCCAACAGTACATGGAGACCGGAGCGCTTCCTCAAGGCGTAACCGAGCAGGACATCCCGCGCTACACCCAGCAGGTGCAGGCCGACCGTGAGATGCTGAACAAGTTCTCGTCCCTCGGTGAGAAGTTCCCGGACATGAGCCTGGCCAAGAAGAAGGCAGCGCTCGGGGACGCCGTGATGGTGCTGAACCAGTATCGGACGGATCAGCAGAAACAGGCTGAGACTGAGTTGCGCAATCTTCAAACCACTGCCGCCCGCTTTAACCTGCAGACAGCGCAAGGTGCCGAGGCCCGACGCCTTGGGCTTGAGCAGGCCGTCTCCCAGGTAGCCCAGCTTCCGACCACGCAGGATGTCACCGTGCCTGCGCCTCCGGCGATCATCAGCAGCAGCCTGAACATTCCCGCGGAGCAGCAGCCCTACACACCGTTCTACCAGGTGCAGCAGATCCCGGGCGGCACAATCCAGCAGCCTCCGGCTCCGCAGATGCCGCAGGGCCCAACCTTTGGTGGGATGAGTTTTGGTGGTGGCCAGCAGTATACCCAAGGCCTCGGGCGCAACATCATGCCCATCCCGGCTGGGACGACTCGCTCGCAGTTCACCCCGTCTCCGCAGGTTCAGGCCGCACCCCCGGCCGGCATTGCACCTATCCCGCAGCGCGAGGTCCCTGCTTTCGAGTCGCAGCCCATCCAGCGCACGGCCACCGAGACCCAGCCTGTCGGCTATCAGGACCGTTTCAGGCAGGCGGTCAACGTGTTCCAGCGCTTGGGTGCTCCGATCAACCCAGACGCCATCAGGAGCGTGCTGGAGGCCACCGGGACGCCTCGGCCCATCCAGGTCGACACCCAGACCCTGCCCGGCGGCATCACCGTGGTGCGTGCGGACGGCAAGGTGGACATCCTGCCTGCGCCCAAGATGGTCGAGGGCAAGGACCTGACCGAGGGTCAGTCCAACTCACTGGGCTTTGCTTCGCGCATGGTGCTGAACGAGGGCACAATCAACGACGTTGTTAGCCGCGGATATCGCCCAGGAGGCCTTACCGAGTTTGGCTTTACTCCTGAGCGCCTTCGATCCGATGACCGAAAGACCTACGATGCCGCCAAAGAGAACTGGATTGCCGCTGCCCTGCGCAAGGAGTCCGGTGCTGCCATCGGCAAGGACGAGTATTCTGCCGCGGATCGCCAATACTTCCCGCAGCCCGGCGACAGCGACAAGGTGCTCAAGCAGAAGGCAACCCTGCGCTCAACCGTCTTCAAGTCCATGAAGGCCGGCATCGGTCGGTTCGCTGACGACTACCTGCGCCAGATGGGCGTCGGTCAGGAAGGTCAGACCCAAGGCAGTGTCCGTAAGTATAACCCCGTCACGAAGCGCATCGAGTAATTATGCCATACCAGATCCAGGTCGGCTCTCAGGTTGTCGAGTTCCCTGATTCTGTTGGCCAGGATGAGGCCCAGCGGATTCTGTCCGAGCAGTTCCCAGCCACCGGCGAGGACATTGCCGGTGCCATGCAGGACCCGGCCTACAAGCCGTCGGTCGACGACTATCTCAAGTTTGAGGAGTTCTCCAAGAACAAGCAGACCGACTGGGTCAACACCATCGCGCAGTCGGTGGATGCTGCCGCCGGAATGATCAGCGGTGCCATATCCGAGGGCGCTCAGGGCGCTGTTGCCAACCCGCTCAACTACATTGAGGGCGCGGCTCAGGGCACCCGCCAGCTCTACGGTTTGGTGGCTCAATCGCAGGACCCGGCCTCGCCACTCTTCAAGTTCAAGGACCTCGTCGCAGGCACCGGATCTCCGGAGTCCCGCTACAACCAGTTCCTCGATGCCCGCGACTTTGCCAACACCACAGCCCGCCTCGAGCGCGGCGAGGAAGGCATCGTCGTCCCGCCCGAGTACACCAACCCGGAGTTTGTCCAGGGCGTGTCCATGATCCTCGACCCGACGCTGGCTCTCCCCGGCATCGGTGAGATTTTCGGCGCAGGCAAGCTAGCCACCCGTGCTGTCGGTAAGGGAGCCCAACTCACCGGGCGGGCCGTTGCCGGCGTTGCAAGGCCTCTGGAGCGCTTTGCCGGTGCTGCCGAGCGTCTTACTGCAGAAGCCGTTGGCGTGACGCCAGAAGCGCTCCGCAGCACTGCAGCTACCGCGGGCCTTGCTGGTGCCATCGGTATTGCCCCGGAGGTTGCCACACTCGCGGCAATTCCTGCCGGCATCCGTACCGCACGCGAGGCTGGTGAGGCCTTTTCCCGTGCCGGCGAGAACCTGATGACCCAGCCCTCCCGAATTGGTCCTCTTGAGGCCATCGGTGCTGCCCCAGGTGCTAATCTGCGCCAACGGATGCTCGGTGTGGTCGGGCAGTACGGCGGTGACGCTGCCTTGGATGCCTCACTGAGGGGTATTGCCGGAGGTATTGAAGGTGCAGCAGTTGGTGCAGGCTTGGGCTTTTTGTCCGGCGGCGAAGAAGGTGCGGCCGCTGGCGTTGGATCTGGCCTTGCCCAGGGCGCAGCCGGTGCCCTCGGTGCCCGCGGCTTCGAGCGGCTCACAGGCAGGGCCGCCAAAGAGGCCCGGGCAGGCGACCTGGGACGATTCATCGACGGGCAGCAGGACCCGACGACCAAGGCGCTGTTTGAGCGGGTGCGGGATACGCATGGGGTCGATGCTGCCTCGGCGCTGATGGATCTGCAGGGATTGGTTCGAGGCAAGTTCGGGGATGTCGACATCCTCTATCGTTCCAATGCCCAGATGGCCGAAAAGTTCGGCGACAACATCCGCGGCGTGCAGTTCGAGCAAGCTGAACGGCCCACTATATTCATAAACGCCGACATTATTGGAAAAGGCACCGGAGACGGCCCCCTCTACACGCTCGGCCATGAGCTCTTCCACGCTCTTGAGAAGACGACCCAACTTGAGGGCGGCGCCACTGAGATCAAGGATGCGCTCGTCGGACGCTGGGTTCAGGAAGGCGACATCACCCGCAAGCTGACCGAGGGCGCTTTCAATGACGCCGAGATTGAGGCTCGCTTCAACGAGTACCGCGACAAGCTGGCCGCAGGCAGTCAGGAGCGTGCCGATCAACTCGCTCGGTACGACACCATCGACAAGAAGGCCGGTTATGTGGCTTCTGAGCTTGCAGCAGAGCACTTTGCCGGACTCCTAGCCGGTCAGAAGCCTGATGCATTGCTAAAGGGCTTCTCAGGTATCACTCGTCAGTTGCTCGACTCCGCACTGACCCAGAATGCTAGTCGGGCTTTAGCCGATGCCGCGGCGACCATTGAGCGCACTTTCGGAGTCAAGCCAACCGACTCGGTGCTGTTCCCGGACTTGAAGCAGGCTTCTCCCCAGGTGAACGCCATGCTGCGCGACCTGTTGCGTGCCCGTCGCAAGCTGGACGAGCGCATCACGATAGAGAACGAGGGGCCGGGTAAGGTCTTGAAGCCTCAGGATGTCTCTAACCCGATTGCCGCCAAGCAGTTGGTCGATCTTGGTGTAGCTGAGAAGATGCCCGACGGCAGCGTCAGGAACCTCTCAGACGAGGAGATCCGAGTCCGCGAAGAGAAAGACACCACTGCCATCAGGACAATCCTAGAAGGCGTCCCAGGTGCCCGTGTTGTCGATGGCGAGATCCTGGGCCGGTTTAGCCCACAGCAGTTGTCTGCCATTGAGCAGTCCCAGGCAGTCAGCAGCCGGATGAAGGACAAGATCCGGGCTGTGAATGCAGCCATGGATGCCGGCAACAGCATCTTTGTGAACTACGGTGCTGCTACCCGCCGGGTGAAGAACCGACAGACCGGCAAGTTCACCAGCAAATACAACAGCGGCATTCGTCTCTCCCAGCGCGAGTTGCTGCCCTACAGCTTCTACCTGTCGAAGGCCGACAACCCGGTCATCAAGGCCATCGACATCAGCAAGATCCGCGGCGCCTTGGACAAGCTGACGGCGCCCGACGGCGGTGTGGCTGCCGGCCTGTGGGACAATGTCGACGGGTTCATGTCGGACCTGGCCGCGTACTTCACCAACCTCGATGCCGGTGAAGGCGCCCGCCGGTCTGCCGAGATCTTTGGTCTGGAGAAAGCAAAATTCCTCGGTGACTTCGTAAACGAGCAGGAGAAGGGCGGGCGCAAGTTCGTGCGCGACTTCCGCCTGGACCGCATCGGATCGACAGCCCCGATGGACTTCCGCGCCCGTATCTCGGAGGACGCCATCCAGAAGTCCAAGATGCGCTGGATGCCTACCGAGACCATCGGCGACAAGCTCGTCACCAACTCCGACGAGGGCTACCGCATCGTCAGCGGCGCCAAGCACAGGCTCTACGGTCCTGATGGCAAGCTCATCGGGATCTACGACACCCAAACCCAAGCAGAAAGGAAAGCAGATGCCACTCAAGCAAGGCTACAGCCAGAAGTCGATCAGCAGCAACGTCTCCCGGGAAATGAAGGCCGGCAAACCGCAGAAGCAGGCGGTGGCGATCGCGCTCTCGGTGGCGCGGAAGGCCAAGGCCAAGTCGGGACGGTTCGACAAGCGGGGGATGTAGTCATAGCTCCTGACTCCGAGACGTTCACCATACCCAAGGCTGACATTGGCAGGTTCATGCCTGCCAGTGACAAGGTGAAGCTGGAGGACTACGCGGACAGGAAGATCATCGCGCTTGCTGCTGACCGTATGGGCATCGGAGAGATGGCCGTTGGTCCTACTGGTGCGAAGCGGAAACTCAGCGTCCTAGGCCAAGGTGGGCGCGGGTTTATGAACATCTTCAACGGTGGTGGATGGGCGTTCTCTGATCAGGCAACTGCCGACCGATTCATCAGTCGCCTAAAGAAGGACGCCGATCCAAACGGCAACGTAATTGTCGGAATTACCGTTCAAAGCCCCATCAATCATCTCAAGAATCAGACAGGCCAGCTTGCCTACATCGAGGCCATGCAGGCTGCGATTGATTCCAAAACAATCACCAAGAAGGCGGCGAACTCGCAGATTGCTGCGATGTCTTCGGCCATCGTCAATTCGACGGCCAAGTCGATCAAGCAGTCGGCCCGTGACAAGTTCAGCAAGATCAACTCACTGGCTGACTTGAAGAATGCGGTGCAGAACAAGCAGCTCAACTTCGCTGACATGGAGCCGCTGCTGACCCAGATGCAGCGCAAGGCGCTTCCGATCACCGCGAAGGAACTGACCGCTGCTGGAATATCACCGGCAGACATTGCCCGTGACATTGCAGATCCTGAGCTGGCTGACGTCCCATTCGGATCTGTCGTTGCTCTGCTTGGAGTCAATGTGAAGCAGGCACCGGAAAAGACTGGGTTCCACTACTCGTATCCTTGGACAATCCATGGCGAAACCATTGGATACCTCGACAAGTTCTACAACATATCGGACCTGAGCACTGAGAAGCGCATCAGGAACGCTCAGGGAATTGTGACTGCCCAGCCACTTCAGACGGTCATGCCGGTGATGGACAACATCATCAACACGATCAAAACGAAGCAAGGCATCCCGTCGGTTCCCAGTGAGCGCTTCATGCCATCCAGCCTGACCGCACGCGACATCAATGCGATTGCGGCCGAGGTTGGTGGTGGTGACGTAAAAGGTGGGGCCAAGGCCTTTGGTGCGTTCATGCGTTCGATGCGCGACAAGGGCATCACGCTGCGCGACGTGGTCAAATCCTACGGCATCACGCTGTCATCAATTCAGCGCCAGGAGCTGCCTGTTTCTACGATCAAGAAGAACTGGCCGGACGCTCCGTTCGCTGAAGGTACCAAGGTGCGCCCAGAGGACGCTTTCGCGCAGCTTCTCGGCACTCCTGAAGGGCAACAGTACCTCAACGCCGCAGAGCGCGGCGTGTTCGATGAGCAAGCCGCAGATGCGGTGGTGCAGAAGTTCCGGTCGTTCGGCTTCCATAATAAGCTGAAAGAGCAGATGAAGACTGCTGTCGAGCAGTTCTACCCGAAGGCGCAGGAGATCATCGACGCGGTCAACTCGATGCCGACGGACAAGTTCATCGACTACGTCAGGAACAACTTTAAGGGCATCAGCTACGGCAAGGTTGGGTTCTGGTCTGGCCAGCTTGGTCGCGGCGACATCCCGACATTCGACAGCCGCCAGGGCAAACTGGTCTACGGCAAGGAAGTGCCTGTCACCAAGCAGGTGCTGATGGAGCAGAAGGACCGTCTGACTCAGCTTGGCATCAAAGTTCCCGCTGCATTCAAGGACTTCGCCCAGACGTTGCTGCACCACGAGGTGTGGGATCGGTTGAACCAATCCGACACGGAGCACGGTCCTATCAAGGAGGCCATGCTGCGCTATATGCCATCCGACATGGCCTCGGGCCGCGGCGTCAATACCCATCGTGAGGCCATGGACCTGTTTGAGAAGGGCTACCGGATCTACGGCGCACCCTACGACGGCATGGAAGACCCCATCCGGCTGAAGAAGATCGACGAGATCGAGAACTACGACCCGGAGAACCTGTGGGCGGTGCCTTCCAAGAAGATCGCCGCGGCAATCAGCGTGCGGAATATGCCTGCCTCGGACACCGACTACCTCTCTGCGGTGAAGGCTGGCGACACGGCCACCGCGCAGCGGATGGTGGATGAGGCGGCGAAGGCGGCTGGGTATACCATTGGTCCTGTCTACCACGGCACACCTACAGGCGGGTTCAACGTATTCGACAAGCGGATGCGTGGCGAGACCTCGGGTGTGTCCCGCCAAGCGTTCTCGTTCACCACCGACAAGAAGGCTGCTGAAGGCTACTCCAAGCGCCTAGGTGACGAGGCTGTGCGATTGGACGCCGGCCTGCGTGTTGCCAACGACGCAATGCGTATGTTCGACGAGGACGTGGCTGCTCAGGAGTACTTCTCGTCCAAGGGCTACAGCTCGGTCGATGACGGGATGCTGCCTGAGTTCGACTGGGGCTCCATTGACGACGTCCCTGAGTTCATCAAGGAACTGCGTGGTTACGCCAAAGACCTGAAGCCTATCAACAAAAGGTTGTCCGACAGCTTTATTGAGGCGGCCAAGGTGATGACCTCGACAAAGGCCGTGCCCGAAGTGAAGCGGGTTTTCCTACGCATTCCTGAAGGGGCTCCCGTATTCCAAGCTACACCGCAAACGCTTGGGCAAGTGATGTCTGGGTTCAGTGCGGAAAATCAACCTACCAAGGCTGGCATTGTCGAATTACCCGGCAACGAACGTATCTACTACGTCGCAGATTCAAGCCAGGTCAAACTGGTTGATGCGATCACCAAGGACGACGCCGGCAACATCATCCCCCTCTCCCAGCGCTTCAAGGCAACCTCGGAGGATATCCGGTATATGCCCCAGCCCGACTCCGCCATGCCCGGGGCCTATTCGTTCCCGGGCGGCTACCGGGCCATCCCGGGCAAAGCCAAGGGCTCCCTTCGCCTCTACGGCCCTGCAGGCAGCCTGATCGGCATTGCCTCGAGCCTGGAGGAGGCACAACGCATCATCCGCCGCAAGACCCGCCCATGAGCTCCTACGATTCACAGACGGCAACCAGCCTGATCAACAAGCTGCGGAAGGACGTCGACAGCCTGACGCTGAAGGTGGCGGTGCTGACCGACAGCAAGGCCAGCGGAACCAGCGGCGGGACGGGCGTGGCTACCACCTGGACCACTCGGGAGCTCAACACGATCCAGTCCGATCCCAACGGGCTGATCATTCAGTTGGAAAGCAACACTTTCAAACTGGCTGCCGGGTCCTATCAGGTGCGATCAATCGCTGCCTTCAAGCACACCCGCGAGACCCGGATGCGGCTGTACGATGTCACGAACGCTGTCGTCATCGGCTACAGCGTCTCGGTCGACGTCAGCAATCAGTCAAACCAGTACCTCGACATGAACGTGCGGATCGCACCGCACAAGGACACGGTCTACCGGCTGGAATACTACATCACTGCCAACGGTGCAGATCATCTCGGTGTACCGACCAGCATTGCTGGGGTTGATGAGACCTTCGCTATCTGTGAGATCACCCGGCTCGACACCGGCCAAACCAAACCCCTCGGTGCCGGCGGCCTGCAGGGTCCGCAGGGTCCTGCTGGCCCCACTGGCCCTGCCGGCCCCCCGGGACCCACCGGCGGCGGTGTGACCAGCGTCAATGTCTCTGGAGGCCTGACCGGCCTGACGACCTCGGGCGGCCCGATCACCAGCAGCGGCACAATCACGCTGGGAGGGGTTGTAGCCGTGTCGGCAGGCGGAACCGGTGCAACCACCGAGGCGGCTGCCTTGACGAGCCTGGGGGCCTACCCTGCGTCGAATCCGAATGGCTACACGTCGAACACCGGCACGGTGACGTCCTTCGGGTTCACCAATGCCAACGGCGTGAGCGGTACGGTCACCAATGCGACCAGCACGCCCAACCTGACCGTAGCATTGGGTGCCATCACCCCGACCTCGGTGGCTGCCTCGGGCACGGTTACCGGCAGCAACCTGTCGGGCAGCAACACGGGCGACCAGACCATCACGCTAACCGGGGATGTCACCGGGTCTGGCACGGGGTCCTTCGCTGCGACCATTGCCAACAATGCGGTGACCTTCGCCAAGGTGCAGCAGATTGCCACCGACAAGATCCTGGGCCGCGATACCTCGGGGACGGGCGTTGTTGAGGAATTGAATGTCGGCGGCGGTGTGGAGTTCACAGACTCCGGCGGCATCCAGACCAGTGCCTTCACCGGGGACGTCACCAAGGCTGCCGGTGGTACGGCCCAGACAATCGCCAGCAGCGCGGTGACCTACGCCAAGATTCAGGACATTTCGGCTGCCTCCCGACTGCTTGGCCGCGGTGCTGGTGCTGGTGCTGGAGTCACGCAGGAGATCAGCCTGGGCACCGGCCTCTCGATGTCCGGGACCACGCTGTCAGCCTCTGCTGCCGGTACCGTGACGTCGGTGGATGCTTCCGGCGGTACGACAGGGATGAGCTTCTCGGGCGGCCCTGTGACGACCACAGGCACGCTGACGCTGGCCGGTACACTTGCCGTTGCCAACGGCGGCACCGGAGCCACGACGGCTGCTGGAGCCCTGACCAACCTCGGGGCCTACCCCGACACCAATCCGGCTGGGTACACCAGCAACACCGGCACCGTGACCAACGTCTCGGCCTCGGGCGGCGCCAACATCTCGGTGGCTACCGGCAGCACCACCCCGGTGATCAGCCAGGTGCCGGCCACGACCACGCAGAACGGGTACATGACGTCCACACAGGCCACCAAGCTCGACGGCATTGCCGCAGGGGCCAGCGTGACGTCGGTGGGTGTGGACGGCGGCACGACAGGCCTTACCACCACCGGCGGCCCGATCACGTC